AAATGCGTGAGTCTGTCCCGCAAGAGGCCCGAGAGGGAGAAGCCTATAACTATGCCGGCTATAAGGCTGGCGGACTGGTCAAAGTACGCGGTCAAGGCGCCGCGCGGACAACCAAAGGCTGCAAAATCTGCTGATGGAAAACCTAGTAGAACAACTCTATAAACTCCTCCGGTCTCGAAAACACGAGATCGGGGAGCAGATGATTTACGGTGGAATCAAGGACATAGAACACTACCACGGGCTGGTAGGCGAGGTTCGGGCCTTGCAAATGGTCGAAGACCGTATGACGGAGATACTGAAGAAATCAGAAAGCGAGTAGAAATAAACCTTCGCGGCGGATGCCGCGCAATAACGGAGAAATCATGACTGAAATGACTGCTTTACAGAAGAAGTGGGCCGAAGAACGGGCTGCTGATCAGAAGGAGCAGGAAGAAGACCAGGGTTTGCGTCCAGAAAAAATGGACCAAAGTGTTTTGGATCGGATTCCTAAACCAACGGGTTGGCGGATCGTGGTTTTGCCATTCAGACCCCCCAAGAAGACCAAGGGTGGGATTGTTTTGGCCGAACAGGTCGCAGAAAGACAACAAATCGCTACGGTTTGTGGCTACGTTGTAGCTACAGGGCCTCTGGCCTATGCCGACCAGGAAAAATTTCCGCAAGGCCCGTGGTGCGTGGAAGGTGATTGGATTGTTTTTGGCCGTTATGCCGGGGCTAGGATTGGCATTGATGGCGGAGAGATCCGAATTTTAAACGATGATGAAGTTCTGGCGACGATTTCTGACCCAGAAGACATCACGCACATGGTTTAAGGAGAGACACCATGCCTGAGAATGAAGAAGTTCAAGAAGACGTAGTACAGGTCCCCAGTGGGGATGACCAATTGGAATTCAACCTGGGCGAAGGAGAACAGGGCGCCGAGGTTGAAATCTCAGAAGACGGAAAAGCTGAATTAAAGCAGCCCGAAGAGACCGTCGAAGAGCAAGCTCCGCCCAAAAAGCAGAACGATGCTGCAGAGCACCATGAATATGGTGATAAGGTCAAAAAACGTCTTGACAAGATGACCGCCCGCCTGCGCGAGGCAGAACGCCGCGAACAGGCTGCCCTGGAATATGCCCGTCAAATGCAGGCAAACCTTCAGGTAGCTCAAACACGGGTCCAGACCCTAGATGAAGGCTACGTGACTGAATTTAAGACGCGCGTTGACTCTCAATTGGCTATTGCTGAGGCAAACCTTCAGGATGCCGTGGAAAGAGGAGACGGGAAAGCTGTTGTGGAAGCCCAAAAGCTTCTTTCCCAGCTCATTCTTCAACAGGACCGGGCAAATCAACTTGCCCAACAACGCCAGGCAGCTCCGCAAGCAGAAGCTGCTCCCCAAACTCAACAATATGCCCCTGCCGCCGCTAAACCGGCGCCAATTGATCCAAAAGCTGAAAAATGGGCGGATGAGAATGAGTGGTTTGGCGAGGACGAGGTTATGACTAATGGAGCCTATGCCATTCATGGACAATTAGCTCGAGAAGGGTTTGACTTGTCAAGTGATGAGTATTACGATGAGTTAAATCGGAGAATCCGTAAGGAGTTTCCACATAAGTTTAAGAAACCTCAGGTAAACACCAATGTAGACGCCCCCGGTGTTGCACCTGCAACTCGCGGTTCATCCGTGAGCCAATCTGGGCGCAGGACCATAAAACTCACACCTAGTGAAGTGGCCATTGCAAGAAAATTAGGTGTCCCCCTGGAAGAATACGCTAAGTACGTAAGGAGATAATCATGACTGAAGCAAAAATCGATCGCACATCGCGTGCAGCAGAGACCCGTCAAAAAACGGAGCGCAAAAAGTCATGGGTTCGCCCTTCGAGTTTAGCTGCTCCCGAAGCTCCTCCGGGATACAAGCATCGTTGGATTCGCCGTGAAGCGGCTGGGCTGGAAGACAACAAGAACGTAGCTGGAAAACTCCGCGAGGGGTATGAGCTGGTTCGTGGTGAAGAACACCCAGACTTTGTGGTTCCGACAATGGAGAATGGTCGCCATGCCGGCGTTATTGGCGTGGGCGATTTAGTTCTGGCTCGTATCCCTGAAGAAACCGTTGACGAGCGCAATGCGTATTACCAACAGCGGACGAGCGATCAGTTGATGGCTGTCGATAACGACCTGATGAAAACAAACGCGCATGACACTATGCGTGTAATCAAGCCGGAACGCCAGTCAAGAGTAACTTTCGGTGGCCCTCGTAAGGCCGAAGATTAATTTTTTAAGGAATAGACAAAATGGCAAACGTAGATAAAGCCTTTGGTCTGAAGCCCCTGGGTAACCTATCTGCTACTGGCGCACAGAAGCAGTACGGCTACCAAATCCAGGACAATCAGGCTGGAGCAATTTATCAAGGTGACCTGGTCACCCTCTCAGGCGGTTATGTCGTTAAGTTTGATGCTGCACTGCACACTGTTGCACTAGGCGTCTTTAACGGCTGTAACTACATTGATCCCACAACCGGCAAGCCGATTTGGAGCAATTTTTATCCGGGTTCTGTCAACATTACTGCAGGCACTATTAGTGCTGAAGTTGTTGATGATCCCAATCAACTGTTCCTGATCCAGGCTGATGAGGATGTTGTGCAGGCCGATATCGGTCTGAATGCCAGCATCGCTTATACCGCAGGCAGCGCAACTACTGGTGTTTCTGGAACTGAACTTGATTCGTCCACAATCGCCAACGTAGCTGCTGGTCGCGTCCTGAAAATCGTTGGTTTTTACGATGCACCGGAAAACACCCCTGGTGAAAACTTCGTGGACGTAGTTGTTAAGATTAACGCTCATCTGTATGGCAGCGCTGGCGTTGCTAATACAGCACCCGCGCCCTGATAGGAGTTAAACCATGGCAATTTCACGTTCCCAACTAGTACGCGAGCTTGAGCCTGGTCTCAACGCTCTGTTTGGCCTGGAGTATTCCAACTACGAGAACGAGCACGCAGAAATCTATGACACTGAGACTTCTGATCGCGCGTTTGAAGAGGAAGTAATGCTCTCTGGCTTCGGTAACGCTCCTGTTAAGACTGAAGGTGCTGGTGTCGCTTATGACAACGCTCAAGAAGTCTATGCAGCTCGTTACACCCACGAAACCATCGCCTTGGCATTCGCTCTGACAGAAGAGGCCGTAGAGGACAACCTGTACGACCGTCTGGCAGCTCGTTATACCAAGTCGCTGGCTCGTTCGATGGCTCAAACCAAGCAAATCAAGGCTGCTGCCGTTCTAAACGGCGCATTCGTTACCTCCATTGGCGGTGACGGCAAGCCTCTGTGCGCTACAGATCACCCGACGCTGTCTGGTCCTGATCTGGCCAACGAACTGCTCGTTCCTGCCGACCTTTCCGAGACGGCTCTGGAGCAGGCTTTGATCGACATCGCTGCGTTTACTGATGAGCGCGGCCTGAAGATCGCCATCAATGGTCTGAAACTGATCATCCCGAAGGAACTCCAGTTCACGGCTGATCGTATTCTGAAGTCCACGCTCCGCGTTGGCACGGCAGATAACGATATCAACGCCATCAAGAACATGGGCATGATCCCCCAGGGATACACTGTGAACCACTTCCTGACCGATCCGGACGCATGGTTTATTAAAACCGATGCCCCGAACGGCATGAAGATGTTCCAGCGCGTTGCTATCAAGACTGGTTTCGAAGGCGACTTTGACACCGGTAACGTGCGTTACAAGGCACGTGAGCGCTACAGCTTCGGCTTTAGCGATCCGCGCGGTATCTTCGGTTGCCCCGGAGCTGCTTAAACGGGTAAGAAAGGGGTCCAAAAGACCCCTTTCTTTTTTGTAGAATTACTGTATATTGGCATTATTCCGGGGTCACCGGTGCATCTGACTAGTCCCGGCTAGACGTCATGCAGACAGATGCGCCTAACTCGCATGAGAGGCTACTTTAATGGCTAAGACTACCTTCTCCGGCCCAGTCGAATCCCAAAACGGATTTATTGGCGCTTTCACTTCCACACAAATCCAGCTTCAGAGTAATAACAGCAACACCATTACTTTGGATGCGCCCAACTCGCTGGCTTCTAGCTACACACTGCTTCTTCCCCCCAACGACGGCACTGCCAGCGGACAAGTTTTAACCACCGACGGCAACGGCGTAACTACCTGGGTTTCATTTGCTCTTTCCACGGCATCTGCAGCGGCCGTTGGCGCAATTGCCAACGCAGTTAATACCACAGGTAAGTACACCGGCAAGATGGTTGTTGATTACGCCACGGGGATTATTTATA